TAGATGGTGGTGGGATTTATGTTTTCCACGCTGATCGCGAGACAGTCAACTTCAGGACAGCATTTACCGAAGCAGGCTTCTTCTGTCATCAGACTTGTATATGGATAAAGAATACACCGGTCTTGGGGCGCTGCGATTATCAATACAACCATGAACCTATTCTAGTAGGCTGGAAGCCAACAGCCGGTCACAACTGGTACGCTGACCGTAAACAGCGCACGACATGGAATTTTGACCGGCCAACCAAGAGCAAACATCATCCTACAATGAAACCTGTGGCACTGTGCGCATATCCGATTATGAACAGCTCGCTGACAAACAACATTGTGCTTGACCCATTCGGGGGCAGCGGCAGTACTCTCATTGCCTGCGAGCAGACAGGACGCATTTGCTATACGATTGAGTTGGATGAGCGTTATGTCGATGTTATCGTGAAACGGTACATAGAGCAAAAAGGCTCGGATACCGACGTTTACCTTATGCGCGATACACAAAAAACTGCATATAGAGATGTCAAAAAGTCTGTAGAATAACGCTTGCTATTCTACAGATTTTATGGCTCTATATGACCTGCGTAGAACGCAGAAAGGTGGTAAGTGCATGGAACAAAACACATTTGAAGTCCGGTATAACATTACCGGCGACGAGCGCAAGCGTCTCGTTCGGGCAATGGGCGACATTTTGGAAGCTGAACCTAAATATTTGGGTGCACCGAGCTTCGCTTACGAGATTGATTATTTCACTGTTGATAAAAACGGCACCGTTGTCTTTGATAACCGTAGTGATAGCGTGGAAATCGAAAACCTCATAGAGCGACTGCGTGAATTGGGCTTTGAAGCAGAAAAGGACGGCAGTGACACTAATGATGGCGACGAGCTTGTTATTGAGATGCCGCTGACAGGGTTCACTCCTGAAAAGCTTGATAACCTTGCTAAACTGGTCACCGCAAAGGAATCACTACTCAAAGCAGCATTAGGTGCTGAAGATTTGCCCATTCAGCAAACAGAAAACACTCTCCGATTCCCGTGGTTCAAAGGAAACTTAGACAGCGATTCGGTTCACGCTTATACCACACTAATAACGAAGCTCTGTGAAACGGCAAAAGAAAAGCAGCGAGTCAGTGCCAAAGAACGTGAGGTTGATAATCCAAAGTACGCCATGCGCTGCTGGCTGCTCTCCCTCGGCTTTATTGGTGACGAATACAAGATTAGCAGAAAAATCCTGCTGAAAAACCTCCCCGGCAGCAGCGCATTCAAAAATCCGAAAGGTGGTACAGGTGATGAGCAATAGATTTCCTTCAAGAGAAACCGTCGAACGTATCCGCGCTCAATATCCCGTCGGGTGCCGTGTGGAACTGATAAAAATGGATGACATACAAGCTCCTCCTATTGGTACTAAAGGAACGGTCACGGGTGTGGATGACATTGGAAGCATAATGGTTTCATGGGACAACGGCAGCACGCTTCATATCGTATATGGCGATGATATATGCCGGAAAATTTAATTGAAAAATACACAATTACAGTAGTTTTACGAGCAACAAAGATTGTGTAGTATATGCCGATTTATATCGCGTAATTGCCTTGCTATGCTGTGTTTTCTATGGCTATATGTAACCTACCGCAAGGGAAAACACACTATAAGGAGGACATCAACATGACAAACCAACTTCATCTGAACCAGACGGTTCGCAACCACGGCATTCTCGCCAAGATCGTCGGTTTCCATGAAGTCACGGGCGACCCAATACTCCGCCCGCTTTGGAACGACGGCACCAAATGGCTTGCAAGCGCAGCCATGTGCGAGCCGGTCGATATTAATCCCGCCGAGGTCTCGCAGCACAAAAACGGTCTTGTGAACCTCGATTAAGCCAAACATTAAAAGAAAGGAGAAAAACATGGACTATCGAAAACTCATCGACGAGCAGCTTGGCGACGGATACACTTTCGTGAAGGTTTACAACGCTTTTGAAAACGGAGAGTTGCGGATTATCGCCAAGGACGCGCAGGGATGCGAACACCGATATATTTTAGTGGATGGCGAACTAACGGAAAAACCCTAACCTAAAATAGAAAACAGCCGAGAACACCCCGAAAGGGGCTGTCTCTCGTGCAGACATTTTTAGAAGGCTTGCCTGTGGCAGGTCATTTTTTATGCCATTTTGAAAGGAGGCGGCTGATATACGAAAACTAAAGAAATACACACCAACTCGTTTTATGATGAAGGATTCCGTTTACTGCAAGGAAGCCGCCGACTATGCTGTCGCTTTCATTCAGGCCTTACGTCATACCAGCGGCATATGGGACGGTCGGCCTTTTGAACTTATTGATTGGCAGGAACAAATCATTCGAGATGTGTTTGGTGTTCTGAAGCCAAACGGCTACCGTCAGTTTAATACAGCATATATCGAAATACCAAAAAAGAATGGAAAGTCAGAGCTTGCCGCGGCAGTTGCACTTTTGTTGACTTGTGGCGATGGCGAACAGCGCGCTAAGGTATATAGCTGTGCTTCGGATAAGAACCAAGCAAAGATTGTGTTTGAGGTTGCTGTGGCGATGGTGCGTAAATCACCGGCATTAACAAAGCGGGTTAAGATAACTGAATCGACAAAAACCCTTGTATATATGCCCACGGAGAGTACTTATCAGGTGCTCTCTGCGGACGTGGCAAATAAGCATGGATTCAATACCCACGGGGTTATTTTCGATGAATTGCATACACAGCCTAATAGAAAGCTCTTTGACGTGATGACCAAAGGTAGCGGAGATGCCCGAATGCAGCCACTATATTTTTTGATTACAACTGCTGGCGACAATACGAACTCCATCTGTTATGAAGTGCATCAAAAGGCACTGGATATTCTATCAGGACGCAAGACGGATACAACATTTTATCCTGTAATCTTTGGGGCTGCGGAAACGGATGACTGGACGGATCCAAAAGTATGGAAAAAAGCAAACCCCTCTCTTGGCATCACAATAGGATTAGACAAGGTAAAGGCAGCTTGTGAGAGTGCAAAGCAAAATCCGGCTGAGGAGAACAGCTTCCGGCAACTCCGGTTGAACCAGTGGGTAAAACAGTCTGTACGCTGGATGCCAATGGATAAATGGGATGCCTGTGCTTTCGCCGTTGACCCGGAAGCCCTGCAAGGGCGTGTTTGCTATGGTGGGCTTGACCTCTCCTCTTCCACTGATATCACAGCCTTCGTGCTGGTCTTTCCGCCGCTCGATGAGGATGATAAATACACTGTTTTGCCGTTTTTCTGGATGCCGGAGGACAACATTGATTTGCGTGTTCGACGTGACCATGTGAATTATGATTTATGGCAGAAGCAGGGTTTCCTCAAAACAACTGAAGGCAATGTTGTGCATTACGGTTTCATCGAAGCCTTTATCGAGGAACTCGGTACAAAATATAACATCCGTGAAATAGCCTTTGACCGCTGGGGGGCTGTACAGATGGTGCAGAACCTTGAAGGTCTTGGCTTTACAGTCGTGCCTTTTGGGCAAGGCTTTAAGGATATGTCTCCACCCACAAAAGAATTGATGAAACTGACACTAGAACAAAAAATTGCTCATGGCGGTCATCCTGTTCTTCGCTGGATGATGGACAACATCTTTATCCGCACCGACCCTGCAGGCAATATTAAGGCAGATAAAGAAAAGTCAACTGAAAAAATCGATGGCGCTGTGGCAACGATTATGGCACTCGACCGTGCGATTCGTTGCGGAAACGACAATGGCGAGAGTGTCTATGACAAACGCGGTCTGCTTATTTTTTAGCAAAGGAGAGTGATGTCTATGGGAATCTTACAAGGAATATTCAAGGCACGAGACAAACCTAAAAATGCACTTGTAGGTAGCCGCTACAGCTTCTTTTTCGGAAACACAAGTGCCGGAAAGCCGGTTAACGAACATACAGCCATGCAAATGACAGCGGTCTATTCCTGTGTGAGGATACTGTCTGAAACCTTGGCGGGGCTGCCGCTTCACGTGTACAGATATAATGATTCGGGCGGTAAAGAGAAATATTTAAAGCACCCTTTATATAAACTGCTCCATGATGAACCGAACCCTGAGATGACTTCATTTGCGTTCCGCGAAACGCTGATGAGTCATCTTTTGTTATGGGGCAATGCTTATGCACAGATAATTCGAAACGCCCGTGGTGAGGTAATCGCTCTCTATCCTCTCATGCCGAACAAAATGACAGTTGACCGCGACAGTAAAGGTCGGTTGTTTTATCTTTACTCCCGCACTAGTGACGATGCGCCTACTCTTGGTGATGAGAGCCAGGTATATCTCTCGCCGTCCGAAGTTTTGCATATACCGGGCTTAGGCTTTGACGGACTTATTGGCTACTCACCCATAGCTATGGCAAAAAATGCAGTGGGACTTGCTATTGCTACTGAAGAATACGGCGCGAAGTTTTTCGCAAACGGAGCAGCACCGGGCGGTGTGCTTGAACACCCCGGCACCATAAAGGACCCGCAAAAGGTCAAGGAAAGCTGGAACTCCGCCTACCAAGGCTCACAAAATGCGCACCGCGTGGCTGTTCTCGAGGAGGGTATGAAGTATCAGCCGATAGGCATCTCACCCGAGCAGGCGCAGTTTTTGGAAACCCGGAAGTTTCAGATAAACGAAATTGCCCGTATTTTCAGAGTGCCGCCTCATATGCTTGCTGACTTAGAGAAATCCTCATTCAGCAACATCGAGCAACAGTCGCTTGAGTTTGTAAAGTACACGCTCGATCCGTGGGTAGTGCGCTGGGAGCAGTCCATGTGTCGTGCCCTGCTTATGGAAAGCGAAAAGCCGATCGTATTCATTAAGTTTAATGTAGACGGCTTGCTTCGAGGCGACTATGTTTCCCGCATGAGCGGATATGCAACCGCAAGGCAGAACGGATGGATGTCAGCAAACGATATCCGTGAGCTAGAAAATCTCGATCGCATTCCGGCGGAGTTTGGAGGAGATCTCTACCTTATCAACGGTGCGATGACCAAATTACAGGACGCAGGTGCGTTCGCAAATACAACAAGATTGGAGGAAACCGAATGAAGAAATTCTGGAACTGGGTGCGGGATGAGGAATCCGGCACACGAACGCTCTACCTTGACGGCGTGATAGCAGAAGAATCATGGTTTGATGATGATGTCACCCCTAAGGCTTTCAAAGCAGATTTGAATGCCGGTGAGGGTGACATTGTTATTTGGCTCAACTCTCCGGGCGGTGACTGTATTGCCGCAAGTCAGATTTATGCCATGCTCATGGACTACAAAGGCAAGGTCACAGTCAAGATTGACGGTATTGCCGCATCAGCAGCGAGCGTTATTGCGATGGCGGGAACAACTGTGCTAATGGCCCCTACCGCTCTCATGATGGTACACAATCCACTGACTATCGCAATCGGCGACAGTGAGGAAATGCAGAAAGCCATTGCAATGCTTTCGGAGGTGAAGGAAAGCATCATCAATGCCTATGAAATCAAAACCGGGCAATCACGAACAAAACTCTCCCACCTTATGGATGCCGAAACTTGGCTAAACGCCAACAAAGCCATAGAACTTGGGTTTGCAGACGGAATTTTGGAGGATGAGAAAAAGCGTGTGCAAGCAGAGGATGTGACATTCGCTTTCAGCCGTCGGGCTGTAACAAACTCCTTGCTGGACAAGGTTAAACCCAAATTGCCAAAACAGAAAACCAGTACCCCTATTGATGTCGCCAAAGCTACTCCTGCGGAATGGCTTGAGAAGCGGCTTTCTTTACTTCAACACTAAATTTTGAGGAGGAAAAACACATGAGTAAAATTCTTGAACTGCGCGAAAAACGCGCAAAAGCATGGGAAGCTGCTAAAGCTTTCCTCGACGCCAAACGCGGTACGGACGGTATGGTTTCCGCTGAAGATACCGCTACCTACGACAAAATGGAAGCCGATGTTGTAGCTCTTGGTAAGGAAATTGAACGACTTGAAAAACAGGAAGCCCTTGATCGTGAGCTATCAAAGCCACTGAACACTCCTCTAACAGCCAAACCCGCCGTTCCCGGTGCTGATAACAAAACAGGGAGAGCTTCAGATGAATACAAAAAGGCGTTCTGGAACGTGATGCGCTCTAAAAATCCACATTATGATATTAGAAACGCTTTGGAAGTCGGAGAAGACAGCGAGGGCGGCTACCTTGTACCGGATGAGTTTGAACGTACACTCGTACAGTCTTTGGAGGAAGAAAATATATTCCGTAAGCTGGCAAAAATCATTCAGACCTCCAGCGGCGACCGCAAAATTCCGGTAGTCACTACACACGGTACAGCCTCATGGCTGGACGAAGAGGAACTCTATCCCGATACCGATGAGGTTTTCGGTCAAACCTCTATCGGAGCATACAAACTTGGTACCTTCATTAAGGTGTCTGATGAACTGCTTAATGATTCAGTCTTTGATCTACCGAGCTATATCAGTACTGAATTTGCCCGCCGTATCGGATCTAAGGAAGAAGAAGCCTTCTTTGTGGGCGACGGTTCCGGTAAGCCTACAGGTATTTTCGCTGCAACAGGTGGCGCACAACTTGGAGTCACTACCGCAGGCGCTACCGCAATAACTGTTGATGAAGTTATCGACCTGTTCTATTCCTTGAAATCTCCTTACCGCAAAAAGGCTGTGTTCGTGATGAACGACTCCACGGTTAAGGCGATTCGTAAGCTGAAGGACGGTCAGGGTCAATATCTGTGGCAGCCTTCTTTGACTGCGGGTACCCCCGATACCATCCTAAACCGCCCCGTCTACACCTCGGCATATGTACCGGCAATTGAAGCCGGTGCGAAGACCATCGCTTTCGGCGATTTCAAGTATTACTGGATCGCAGATAGACAGGGGCGCTCCTTCAAACGTTTGAACGAGCTTTTTGCTACTACAGGTCAGGTCGGCTTTATGGCCACCCAGCGTGTTGACGGCAAACTCATTCTGCCGGAGGCTATCAAGGTGCTCCAGCAGAAGGCTTAACGGAGGTGCAGTATGAGTTATAACACGAAAAACTACACCGAACAGGGCGGTGAGAAAACCATAATCGGTGGAACGCTTGAAATTAAGGAGGGAGCCTTGGTAACGGGGCTTCCTTCTTCTCAAATTTCTCTTGCAACTGAAACTACTCTTGGTGGAATCAAAGCAGCTGCTAAAACTGAATCAGAAACAGTCCCAGCGAAGATTGGTAGCGACGGTAAGCTTTATGTACCGACTTATCCTGTTGCAAAAGAAATTCCTATTGCAGCAAATCAAACTGCAAGTACAGCCGAGGATGTTTCTACACTTCTCACCGATTTTAATGCTCTGCTAACAAAGCTCAAAGCTGCAGGATTAATGGCAGCAGACGAATAATGGAGGTGAGCGGCTATGACACCGGAGGATTTACTGCCCAAAGTGAAAGAAAATCTGATACTTTTGCACGGTGAAGATGATGCCCTGCTTCTTAGGCTCATCGCCGCTGCTGTAAGTTATGCCGAAAGCTATCAGCACCTTCCTGAGAAATACTACAAAGACCATCCTATGCCGCCTACCACAGAGCAGGCCGTCATTATGCTGTCGTCCCATTTTTATGAGAGCCGGGACGGCAGCACCGGCGGCTTTTTTGCCGACAACGTTCAGGCCGGACAGCAGGTATGGAACACGGTCAACCTTCTTCTTAAACTTGACCGGGATTGGAAGGTGTAATTATGAGCTATGGAAAAATGAATACCTTTATTGACATTATCGGGGCTGAATCCATAAGGGATGCGGAAGGCTTTGTCACCAGGGGTGATCAGATACTTGCATCGCTAAGGGCATACAAGGAAGTCAGAAATACCACTGCCAAATGGGAGCGGATTGTTGGGAGCGCAGCTTTTTCAAGTGTAAATACTATTTTCCGTTTTCGTAGCGTTCCGGCGTTTACTCTTTCAACCTCTCATTTCATTTCAGATTCAGATGGCAGGTATAACATTGTCAGTGTCGAGAACGTAAAAGGGCGCGGAATGTATGTGGAGGTCTTGGCTGAAAAGATTGAAGGGTCGGTGAGATGATGGCAAAAAGTGAAATTAAAATGCCGGAGGAGTTTCTTCTAAAGCTATCTAGGCTTGCTGAAAGAACAGATGAAATCCTGCCTAAGGTCCTGGAGGCCGGCGGTGAGGTTGTACTTGCCAAGGCAAAAAGTAACCTCTCATCTGTTATTGGCAAAGGTACAAAAGTGGAAAGTCGCTCCACAGGCGAGCTTGTTTCATCCCTTGGTGTATCTTCTGCAAGGCAGGATAGGAATGGGAACTTTAATATTAAAGTGGGGTTTTCAGAACCCCGCTCAGGCGGTAAAAGTAATGCCATGATTGCAGGGGTTTTGGAATACGGTAAACATGGCCAGCCGCCAAAACCTTTTATGAAGCCCGCCAAGTCCCAGACTAAAACTGCCGCTATACAGGCAATGAAAGATAAGTTTGACGAGGAGGTGGGGCGTATATGAGCATCTTGCAGGAACTAAATACACTCCTCTCTCCTCTCCTGCCGGTGGAAACTGGCACTTTTAGCAATGTTCCACCTGATGAATACCTTGTTCTTACACCTATGGCAGAAACTTTTGCCCTGTTTTGCGACAACACACCGCTTATTGATGCGCCGGAGGTACGGATATCTTTTTACTCCAAAGGCAATTATATCAAACGAAAGAACCAGATTACCTCCGCTCTCCTTGGAGCGGAATTTACTATAACAGACCGCCGGTACATCGGTTATGAAAGTGATACCGGCTACCACCACTACGCCATAGATGTGGCGAAATCATATGAATATAAAACGGAGGAATAGATTATGGCTACAATTGGTCTTGATAAGTTATATTATGCAAAAATCACTGAGGATGCCGCAGGCGATGAAACTTACGGCACTCCCATCCCGCTGGCAAAAGCAATCAGTGCAGAACTGTCGGTTGAACTTGCTGAGGCGACACTTTATGCAGATGACGGTGCAGCTGAGGTAATTAAGGAATTTCAAAGTGGAACTCTCGCTCTTGGCGTGGATGATATTGGCGCTGCAGCCGCGGGAGACTTAACCGGCGCGACTATTGATGACAACAAAGTCTTGATTTCAGCAAGCGAGGATAGCGGCGCACCGGTAGCGATTGGATTTCGGGCAAAGAAGCCTAATGGAAAGTATCGCTATTTTTGGCTTTACCGTGTGAAGTTCGGTATCCCCACAACAAATCTTGCCACCAAAGGAGACAGCATCACTTTCTCCACGCCAACCATTGAGGGCACTGTTATAAGAAGAAACAAACTTGACGGTCAGGGCAAGCACCCCTGGAAGGCAGAAGTA